GCTGCTGGCGCTCGGCAGCATCTCGCCGGACTGCTCCTACGAGGAGTGGCTGCGTGTCGGAATGGCGCTCAAGTCGTGCCTGGGGAAGGACGGGTTTAAAGTGTGGGACGAGTGGAGCGCGGCGGGGAGCAAGTACCGGGGTTCGGGCGAGTGCGCCGGCAAGTGGCGCTCGTTCCGGGGCTCGGGGGTAGGCGCCGGCAGCCTGTTCAAGCTCGCGCGCGCCGGCGGCTGGGACGACCGCCATTCGGCGGCCGCGGACTTTGCGCCTGCTACTGCTGGCTCGGGAGGCGACCCTGGCTCGCCGAGTCCCCCGGCCGGCGTCGAGCCGGGTGACCAGTACGAGCGCGGCTCGCTGCACGCCTGGCGCGCCGCCGGCCTGCACCTGGTCGAGGTGGGCTCCGGCAAGAGCGCCACCATCCGGCCGAGCGAGGGCGGCGCAAACGTCGGCCTGTGGCTCCAGAACCACCCGACCTGCGGCCGGCTCCGGCTCAACGAGCGGACGCAGGAGGTGGAGCTCTCCGGCCGGGCGGTGGACCTGCACGAGCTGACGCGCGCCGCGGTCCACTTCTGCGGGTGGCGCCGCTCGCCCTCCGAGGAGGTGGTGCAGCAGGCGGTGCGCGCGGTGGCGGCCAGGGACCCCTACGATCCGGTGGCCGAGTGGCTGCGCGCGCTCCCACCGCACGACGGCCGGCGGCGCCTGGGCGCGGAGGGCGGCCTCTGCCGCGATCTCGGCCTCGAGGACGGCGCGGTGGCCGAGCGCAAGCTCATGCGGTGGATGGTCGGCGCGGTGGCCCGCGCCCTCGAGCCGGGCTGCCGGATGCAGAACATGCTGGTCCTGTGGGGCGAGCAGGGGCGGCGCAAGAGCGAGGTCTTCCGGCGGCTCGCGGTGCGGGAGGAGTGGTACGGCGAGAGCGAGGTGGACATGGGCAGCAAGGATGGCCAGCTCGCGCTCCTCGGCCCGTGGGTCGTGGAGTGGGGCGAGCTGTCGGGGATGAGCCGGCACGAGGTCGAGCGGGTGAAGGTCTTCATCAGCGAGTCCACCTCGCGCTTCCGCCGGCCGTACGGGCGCAGGGTGGAGGCGCACCCGCGGCGGGCGGTCCTCGCCGGCACCACCAACCGGGAGGAGGTGCTGCGCGACGCCACGGGCTCGAGGCGCTTCTGGCTGGTGCAGGTGCCCGAGGGCGACCTGCGCCTGGAGGCGGTGGCGCCGGGCGCGGTGGAGCAGCTCTGGTCGGAGGCCCTCGCGCTCTACCTGGCGGGGGAGCGCTGGTGGGACGAGGGCGAGGAGGTGCGCGAGCTGTCGCGGGCGAACGAGCGCCACTACGAGGCGTCCGCGCTCGACAACTGGGTGGAGGCGCTCCTCCCCGAGCTGGCCCAGAAAGGGGCCACCACGATGGTGGAAGTTGTGGCCCGGCTGTCGGAGCGCCACCGCCTGGGGCCGACCGTGCGGCAGCGCGACATAGGAGATGCAATGCGACGGTGCGGCTGGAATTTGAGCCGGCTCCGGGTGGAGGGGGAGATGCGGCGGCTCTGGGTGCCACCGGGCGCGACGGCTGAAACGTCGCGCGAGGCCCAGGTGCTCGCGTTCCGCCGGTCGTCGGCGCCGGAGTTCTCCCCCGAGACGCCTGGAACGAACGGTGCGACGCATGGCAAAATTCAGGCGTCTCAAGATTCTCTCCTCTGTGAGACACCTGAGACGCCTGAGACTCATGAATAGTAATAATACCCCTATACACGCGCGCGCACACGCGCATGTGGATGGAAAGTTTGAAACGTCATGCGTCTCGCGTCTCAGGCGTCTCACGGGCTGGGCCGCGCCCTGCAGTGGTGCTGTAAAGTTGCGAGGAGAAGTACCTGGTCGCGTGGTGGGGCGGCGCGCGGCTCGACGCGGAGTCCGGCCTGCCGCACCTCGCGCACGCCGCCTGCTGCCTGCTATTCTTAATGGCGCTGGATCCGCAGAGGGAGTAGCCGTGCTCACGCCGCGCAAGCGCCTGTTCGCCCTCGAGCTGCTTGCCGACCCTGAGCTGTGCCAGTGGCGCGCGGCAAAACGGGCCGGTTACCGCGGCAATGAGCGGACACTGACCGTCTGCGCGTCCAGGCTGATGACGGACGTTGACGTGAGGGCGATCGTGGACGCCGCGCTCAACCGGAAACTGGTCAAGCTTGACGCTGAGTCCGAGCGTATTTTAAAGAATGTATCACAGATGGCCAACGCGGACGTGCGCGACCTGTTCGACCGGGAGACGGGCGCGAGCCTGCCCATCCACCTGCTCCCCGACGGTATCGCCGCCGCGGTGGTCGGCGTCGACACCACCTCGCTCGTCGGCTACAAGCTCAAGCTCGCTGACAAGCTGCGCGCGAACGAGCTGCTCATGCGCTACAAGCAGCTCATCCGCGAGCCGGGCAGCGACGGCGAGCCGATCGTGGTAAAGGTCCTGCGGGTGACCAAGGCGGACCTCGAGAAGCAGGCCCGCGAGGAGGAGTAGCCCATGCCCGACGAGAAGCCGAGCCTGGAGGAGCGCGTGAACCTGTGGGCCCAGTCGGTCAAAGACGTGGGCTACCACGGCATCGCCGACCGGGCGCTGGTGCTCTTCGGCGAGTACCAGGCCGCGCTGGCCGACGACTCCAGCCAGCGGGCCAAGCTCGAAGACGCGCAGCTCGAGGTGGAGACCTTGCGCACGGAGCTCGAGGCGGCGCTGGCTTCCGCCGAGGTTTCGCAGCAGCACGCCGCGGACCTGCAGGCGGCGCTCGATGCGCGGGCGGCGCCGACGCAGCACGGCTGACCTGGCCTCCGCGCTGGCCTGGGCGGCGGTGTGGTGCAGGTGCCGCTCGACTTGCCCGTGGTGCCGGCGTTACACTCTGGCGCTGCTGTGGCTGCTGGGGAGGCGCGCGTGACCATCTTCGGCCTGCTGGTGCTGCTCATCGTCCTGGCGGCGGTGTTCTGGCTGCTCTCCGCCTACGTCGTGCCGGCGCTGCCGCCGCCGATCGGCAAGGTGGTCCTCGCCGTGCTCGCGCTCCTGGTCGTGGTGTGGCTGCTCTCCGCCTTCGGCGTCGTGCCGGGCCTCGGGGCCGACTGGCGCGTGAGGTACCGCTGACATGCTCGACTCCCCCGCGGACGTGATGGACCTGTTGGTGTGCCTCGTCTTCGGCGGCCTCTCCGCCGGCGCTATCCTGGTCATGTTCGTCGCCTGGGGTTTCCTCAAGTGGCTCGGCGAGGAGATTTGAGCGCCTTCGACCACCTGCTGCGGCTCTGGTGCCTGCTCTCGCGGCACGACTGGGTCGACTGCGGCCGGGCGAGGTTCTGCCGGCGCTGTTGCCGCGCCGCTTGAGCCGGGCCCTCGTCCTCCCCAACGCCTTCGAGCCGCGGCTCTACCAGTCGCGGTACATGAACTACTTCGACGACGGGGGGAAGCGCGCGGTGGCCATCTGGCACCGGCGCGCGGGCAAGGACCTCGCCGACATGCACCAGACGGCGAAGATGGCGCACGAGCGCGTCGGCGCCTACTGGCACTTCCTCCCCACCGCGGCGCACGCCCGCCGCACGCTGTGGGAGGCGCGCGACCGCGAGGGGCGCCGGCTCATCGACTGGGCCTTCCCGCCGAGCGTGGTGCGGCGCAAGAACGAGTCCGAGATGTACGTTGAATTTAAAAACGGCTCGCTCTGGCGCCTGATGGGTTCGGACCAGAGCGAGTTTGTCGGCGCCGGCCCGGTCAAGGTCACCTTCTCCGAGTACGCGCTCTGCCGGCCGACCGTCTGGGACCTCGTGCGCCCGATGCTCCGCGAGAACAACGGCGCCGCCGCGTTCATCACCACACCACGCGGGCGCAACCACGCCTGGGACATCTACGAGACGGCGCGGGGCAACGCCGGCTGGTACAGCGACCTGCAGACGGTGAAGGACACGCGGCTCAAGTTCGCCTCCAACGTCCACCCGGAGCTGCAGCTCGGCTGGGAGGAGATGGTCGCGGAGGAGCGCGCTGAGGGGATGGAAGAGGCGCTCGTCCGCCAGGAGTATTTCTGCGACTTCAGCGCGGCGAACGTCGGCGCCATCTGGGGCTCGCTCGTCTCCTTGGTAGAGCAGGAGGGGGGCCTGCAGGCCTTCGAGCACGAGCGCGACGGCGTCTGCACGAGCTGGGACCTCGGCATCTCCGACTCCACCGCCATCTGGTTCTGGCGCGCGGTGGACGGCGGGGTCGACGTGGTCGACTACTACGAGGCGCACGGGCGCCCGATGAGCCACTACTTTGGCGTGCTCGAGGAGCGGGCCGAGCGCCTGGGCTTCCGCTACCTGCGGCACTGGCTGCCGCACGACGCGCGGTCGCGCACGCTGGTCACCGGCACCAGCATCCTCGACGAGTTCCTCAATTTCTGCGCCTCGCACAAGCGGCAGGGGTCGGACCCGATGGGCGCCGTCAGCGTGGTGCCCTCGCTCTCGCTGGTGGACGGCATCCAGGCCGGGAGGCGCCTGCTGCAGCGGAAGATCCGCATCCACCCGCGCTGCGACGAGGAGAAGGGCGTGGCGGCGCTCCGGCAGTACCAGTACGAATACGACGAGGACGCCAAGACCTTCAGCAGCAAGCCGCTGCACGACTGGAGCTCGCACGGCGCGGACGCCTTCCGCATGGCTGCGGTGGTGGCGCTGCTCGAGGAGAAGGCGCGTCCCAAGCCCAAGGAGAGGAAGCCGCTCCCGCAGCGCCTGGTCAGCGGCGCGGACAAGTCCGTGAACCTCGACGAGCTGTGGAAGCAGCATCGCCGGGACTCGCGCCGCGACCGCAGGCGGTGATATAGGGGGCAGTCTGTGACTGACTTCGCCTACGATGAGGCCAGTTCCGACCGCGCGGTGGCGCTCGAGGACGATGCGCCCCCCAAGGACGCCGCCGAGCTGCAGGAGCGCTGGTCGGTCGAGATGGCGAAGTTTGAGAAGTTCGCCAAGCGGTGGCACCGCGACGCCGAGAAGACGGTCAAGCGGTACCTCGACCAGCGCGAGGCCAAGCAGAACGGCGACACGCGGCTCAACGTCTACACCTCCACCATCGACGTGAAGCGCGCCGTCCTGCTCGACAAGCCGCCGTCGTGCGACGTCTCGCGGCGCTTCTCCGACGCGGACGACCAGGAGGGGCGCGTGGCCAGCGAGATGCTGGAGCGCATCCTCAACACCGACGTCGAGCGCCGCTCCGACACCACCGAATTGGCCTTTGAGCTGGCGGTGGAGGACCGGCTGGTGCCCGGCCTCGCGGTGGTCCGCGCCGTCTACAGCGTCCGCTTCAAGAAGCGGAAAGGGAAGAAGGCGCGCAGCTACAAGGGCGAGGAGCGGCCCGAGACGGAGGTACCCGAGGGCGACGAGAAGGAGCACGAGGACGTCGAGGCGCGGCACGTCCACTGGCGCGACTTCCGGTGGTCCCCGACGCGGTCGTGGCCGGAGATGCGCTGGGTCGCCTACGGCGCGGATATGACTAAGACCACCCTCAAGCAGCACTTCGGCGCGCGAGCCAAGGACGTGCCCTTCGAGGGCAGGGGCAAGAAGAACCGCGACAGCGTCTCCGGTGGCTCGGTCGACGGCGACGCCGCGGCGGCGGACCCCTACGCGCGGGCCCGCGTCTGGGAGATATGGGACAAGGAGACCCGCCGCGTCTACTGGTTCGCCGCCGGCATGGATGGTATTTTAAAAGTAGAGGACGACCCCCTCGAGCTGGAGGGTTTCTGGCCGATGCCGCGGCCCCTCATCTCGCACGCCACCTCGAGTGCGTGGCTGCCGCGCCCCGACTGGTGCCTGATGGAGGACATCTACGAGCGCATCGACATGATGGAGACGCGCATCGGGCTCCTCATCGACGCCGTTCGCGTCTGCGGCCTCTACGACAAGGAGCAGCCGGAGATAGCGCGCCTGGTCGGCGAGGCGGACGTCAACGAGCTGTACCCGGTGGACAACTGGGCCATGCTCGCCGAGAAGGGCGGCCTCAAGGGTGTCGTCGACTGGTTCCCCCTCGAGCAGATAGTGGCCGCGACGAATGAGCTCATCGAGAAGCGGCAGGGCCAGATGGACCTGCTCTACCAGCTCGACGGCACCGCGGACCTCCTGCGCGGTCAGGCCGCCGCCGCGGAGACGGCGACCAAGTCGCGCATCTCCTCGCGCGCGATGGGCGTCCGTATCCAGCGCCTGCAGAACGAGCTGGCCCGGTTCGTCGGCGACTACATGGCGGTGAAGGCGGAGATCATCTCCAGGCACTATGACGACGGGACCATCATCGCCCGCAGCAACATCGACCGCACGCCAGACTTCCCGCTCGCCGCCGCCGCCATCAAGCTCCTGCGCGAGGACTTCTCCTGCTACCGCATCAGCGTGCGCCCCGAGGCGCTCGCGATGACCGACTTCGACGCCGTCAAGCAGGAGCGCGCCGAGTTCATGGAGGGCGTCGCGAAGTTCCTCACCGCCGCCGCGCCGCTGGCGCAGCAGTCGCCGGACATGGTCCCTTTCCTCCTCGAGATGCTGAAGCACTTCATCGCCGGCTTCCGCGGCGCGACCATCCTCGAGGGCATCGCCGACCGGGCGATCGACGACGCCAAGAAGAAACTGCAGGCCGCCGCGCAGAACCCGCAGGCCCAGCAGGACCCCGCGCAGGCGCAGCTCCAGGTGGAGCAGGGCAAGGCGAAGATAAAGCTGCAGCTCCTGCAGCAGACTGCCCAGGTGAAGGGCCAGCAGGACCAGCAGCACGCGCAGCTCGAGGCGCAGCAGCGGGCGCAGGAGCAGCAGAGTGAATTGCAGGCCAAGGAGCAGGAGCGGGCGCTGGACCACCGCTACGACATGCAGGAGCTGCAGGAGAAGACCGCGCTCGAGGAGCAGCGCGACGCGCGCCGCAACCAGGAGCGCGAGGCGCAGCAGGTGGCCCGCGAGCGGCAGCAGTCGCAGAAGCAGGCGCTTCGGCCTGGGCTGCGGGGGCCGCGATGAGGCTGACGCTCGTCCACCGCCCCGGCCACCCCCGCGCCAACGAGCGCGGCATGGTCGACGCGCGCGACCTGTCCGCCGAGGAGGCGCGCCTGGCACGCGACGGGCCGTCGCGGGTGGCGGTGGTCGGCGACTCCCATTACGACGGCGTGCGCTCGCCGGTGGACGGCTCGGACATCGGCTCGCGCCGGAAGCGCCGGGACCACATGCGCCGGCACGGGCTCGCCGACTTCGACGACTTCAAGGGCATCTGGGAGAAGGAAGCGAAGGTGCGCGAGGCAGAGTTCCAGCCCGGCAATCGCGAGCGCCGCGAGGACGTGGAGCGTGCCATCCACGAGCTGGAGACCGGCAAGACCAAGGCCTCCCCGCGCTCCGACGCCGAGGTCCGCGGGCCTGACGCCGAGGGCCGCGACGCGGTGGCGATGCCGGAGGGCGGCTTCACTGCCGCCGCGGAGGCGGTGCTCGAGGAGCAGAAGGGAGTTTAAAATTGGCACCGCTCCTGACCGTCGCCAGCGACTTCGACCCCGAGGTCAAGAAGACTCGCGGCGTCGCCCAGGCACTGCAGCGGAAGAACCCGCTCTTTTACGGCGCCGGGGAGGCGGCGCTCGCCGCGGCCAGCGGGCAGGGGCGCGGGCTGCTCCGCGGCATGGAGGACATGCTGCCGCTCGGCCAGCGCGTCACCGACGAGGGCCGCGACTTCGAGCCGGAGACGCCGGTCGGGCGGGGCCTCCTGCGGGTGCTGGGCCTGCCGATGGAGGTGGCCCACGGGGTGGGGGAGAAGCTGAAGGACAAGCTCTCCGGCTGGGGCCTGCCCGCGGCGCTGGCCGCCGGGGTCGGCGCGGTGCCGGAGCTCGCCGCGGGGCTCGCCGAGCACCTGACGCCGCGGGTGGAGTCATTTGCCAACCTCCCCAAGAATCGCGTCATCCCTTGGAAGGACCTGACCACGGCGGAGGCCCGCGCCACCGCGTCGCAGGGGCTGCACCTGCGTCGGGAGGGTCGCGGCTACCAGGGCGCGCCGGCCGGCGTCGGCCCGAAGAACATCGGCGACCTGCGCGCCAAGCTCGACGTGGCGGTGGCCGGCGGCCTCGAGGGCGCCGACTGGTACCCCAAGGGTCGGGAAGCCATCTCCTCCTCAATGGGCTCACCGGAGGCCGGCGGGCGCCTCGCGAACATCGCCAGCGCCTACTCCCCGCAGGTGAGCGTACCGCAGTCCATCGAGCTGGCGCTGGGTCACATGGGCGCCCGCGGCGTGCTCGGTGAGGAGGGTGCCGGCCGCGCGATGCCGGCGCTCGAGACGAGCAAGGCCGCCGCGGTCCGCGGCGCACGCGGGGAGCGCCCCGGCGGCCCCAAGACGGGCCCTTTCGCCGAGGGCCTCGACCCATCGTTCGACCCCGCCAACTTCTCGCGATCGGTGAACGATACGCACATGATTCAGCTCTTCGGCTACCCGAAGAGCGGCGCCAAGACGAAGGCCCTGACCGCGTCGCAACACTCGTTCGTCATGGGTGAAATGCACCTCGCGCACAAACGGGCGGTGGAGGCCGGCGTGCTCCCACCGGCCAGCAGCGTCCACGAGGCCCAGGCCGCGGCCTGGGCCGGCAAGAGGCTCGCGGCGGGTGAGGCGCCGGAGGCGATCTTCCAACCCTTTGATAAGCTATTCAAGAGGCATGAGGCGCCGGAGACGTTTCCCGCGCTGCCGTCCGCGCCGGGCCACATGGAGGGCGCCCGGTCGCTGCCGCTCGCCGAGCAGGAGCGCCTCGCAGAGGCGCTGCAGTGGTCGGCGCCGGGAGAGCGCGACCCAATCTGGGAGGCGCTCGAGGTGCCGCAGGGGCGGACCGGCAAGTCGCGCGAGCGGCTCCTGTCGCCGGCCCTGCGCGATGAGGCGGGGCGCCTCCACTCTGGTGGCGCCACGCACTCCGAGGTGCTCCTGGGGCTCGACCCGGAGCGCTCCTCCGCCTTCGAGGACTCCAAGCACTTCGCCTTCTCTCCGAGCGAGGCGGAGGCGGGCTTCCCCGATTCGTGGGCGTCAGGCTTCCTCGACCGGTCGGTGGACCACCCGGAGGGCAAGTTCGTCGGCCGCACCGAGGCATCGAGGCGCGCTAGCGCCGCGCAGCCGGAGGGCGGCGAGTTCGGCCACTATGAGGGCCCGATGACGTCGGAGGAGATGCTCTCTAAGCCGCCAACTTTTGAGCGGCGCGAGGCCCGTCCGATGCTCGGGCACGGGCCGACGGACGCCGCGGCGATGGACCAAGTGCGGGCCTTCCGCGCCGCGATGGATGCGCGCAAGGACGCCGGCATGCCGTGGGGCGACGAGGGCTCGGGCGCGGTCACCGCCGAGATCCTCGACCGCGTCTCCCCGCACGCCGGCAAGATGCTCGACGCGAGCCCCGGCATCGCGGACGCGCTCCGGCGCAAGAACGTCGGCGAGGGCGCGTGGGCCTCACCTGGCAGCACGCCGCGCGGGGACCTCCAGCTCCTGCGCCACAAGGTCGGCTCGCAGGGGCTCGAGGGCGTCCGCGCCGAGGTCGGCGACATCGCCCAGAAGCGCGGCATCAGCCTGCAGGAGGCGGCGGCCACGCTGGGCTTGCCGGCGGCGCTCCTCGGCCTGCAGCAGGCCGCGGCGCCCGACGAGGGCCCGTGACGCGCGCGGCGGCGGCGCTCCTCGCGCTCTGCGCGTGCTCGCGCACCGTCGAGGTGGCGCGGCAGTCGGAGTCGCACGACTCGTCCCAGCAGAAGTGGGACGAGTCGGTGGTGGAGGACAAGCAGTCGGAGCAGAAGCGCACCGAGACGGAGGTGCGCGAGCCGACCGTGACCGAGACGGTGGGCGCCTGGGACGAGCTGGTCTTCATCGAGCAGGACGGTGGCACCGCCTCTGCGGGGCTGATGGGGAGTGCCACCCCACCCCCGCTGCTCGACGCTGGCCAGCTCGTCCGAGTCGTCCACCACCCGGCCACCACGAGGGTGGTCACTGGCGAGGTCAGGCGCGAGGTGGTGGTCGACCGGCGCGCCGCCGACGAGGTCAAGCGGGCCGACGAGGCGCAGTCGGTGGCGAAAGCGGACAGCTCGGTCGAGGAGCGGTTGAAGGAGGACACCCAGGTGGGCACATCGTTCCTGCTCCACCTCTTCCTGCTGGCCCTCGGCGGGGGCGCGGTGCTCCTGCTGTTCGTCTTCAGGAAGTCCATCCCGCTGCTGCGGCTCCTGCCGTGGTGAGGTCCGAATGTTGGCGACCGTGGCTTGTGCGATGATGGCTGCCAGAGAAGTCGTAGGGTTGCACGAGGTGGCCAACGATGAGGGGGCGCTGGTGACCCTGCCGAGGGACGAGGAGAGGCGGGCGGTCGGGGACCTCGCCGGCCTGGAGACGACGCGGAAGGAGGACCACGGGGTCGACGGGAAGACGTTCGTCATCCTGCACCACGTCCAAGAGGTGCGGACGATGCTCTCCGAGCGGGTCACCGCCCACGGCGTCGCCCAGGACAAGCTGCACTCCGACCTCGAGTCGCGGATGCGCGAGGTGGAGAAGTTCAACGCGCGCATCTTCGGGGCGCTCGTCCTCGTCGGCGCCACCGCCGGGCTCATCGGCGGCCTCGTTTCGAAGCTCCTGAAGTGACCCGATGATCGTCTACCGCATCAGGGACGGTGGCATCTTCCTCGCCAACATGATGGGCACCTCGCTCATCGGTCGCGGCTATGCCGGCAACGGGCAGTGGAAGGACGACCCGGCGGCGACGGCGGAGCACGGGCACGGGCCGCTCCCGGTGGGGGCCTACAAGATCGGCCGCCCCTACGACCACCCGCACCTCGGCCAGCACGTCATGTTCCTCGAGCCGGTGCCCGGCACCGACATGCTCGGGCGCGGCGGGTTCTTCGTCCACGGCGAGAACGCCGCGCACCCGGGGGAGTCCTCCGATGGCTGCATCGTCGCCGAGCGCACCATCAGGGGGTGGGTGGCGAAGGAGTCCCTCCTGGTGGTGGTGCCAGATTCATTTTAATAACTTTAAAAAGGAGAGCGGAGCATGGGTGAGGCAAACTTGGGCGCGGGAGACGAACCCTCCCTGCGCGATGACATCGCGGACGCCTTCGCCGAGGTCGAGGCGCCCGCGGAGAAGCCGGGCGACGGCGGCGCCGCGTTGCCGGACGCCGGGGAAGCCGAGCCAGAGGAGCCGTCCGGCGACGAGTCGGAGGCGCCGAGGGACCGCCCGCGGCGGGAGGACGGCAAGTTCCTCGACAAGAAGAAGGCGGAGCGCATCGCGCGCCGCGCCGAGGAGGCCGCTCAGCGGGCGGCGGCGAAGGCCGCGAAGGCCGCCGGGCGCCCCGCGCCGGAGGCCGGCAAGCCGGCGCCGGCCGCCGCCGCCGCCGCCGCCGCCGCCGCTGCGTCGAAGGCGCCGCAGAGCTGGAGCGCGACCGAGCGCTCGAAGTGGGACGCGATGCCGCCCGAGGCCCAGGCCGCGGTCCACCGGCGCGAGCGGGAGGCGGCGGTCGCCTTTCAGGAGCGCGCCCAGGCGCGCGGGATGCTGCAGGGCGTGGTGTCCACCATCGCGCCCTTCGAGTCCATGATTCGCGCCGAGCAGGGCGCCCGCGGCGAGCAGTACAACCCGATGAGGACGGTGGCGTCGCTGCTCAACACCGCCGCCGCGCTCCGCACCGGCTCGCCGTCGACCAAGGTCAACCTGGTCGCGGACATCATGGCCGAGTACGGGCTGCTCGACCCGCGGATGATCGACGCCCTGCAGGACGCCATCGTCGCGCGCCTCGAGGGGCGCGGCGGGGCGCGGCCGGCGGACCTCCCGCAGGCCGAGCGCGGCGACCCGCGCGTCGACCGCATCCTCCAGCACCTCGAGCAGCAGGAGCGGGCGCAGGAGGAACGGGAGCAGGCGCGCTACTCGGGGCAGGTGCAGGCCTTCGCCAACGAGGTCGACGCCGCCGGCAAGCCGGCGCACGAGTACTTCGAGGACGTGCGCGAGGACATGCGCGACGTCATCCTGCTGGCGAAGAACCGCGGTGTTGCAATGACCCTGCAGCAGGCGTATGACAAGGCCTGCTCGCTGCACCCCGAGGTAAGCAAGCTCGTGGCGCAGCGGAGGGAAGCGGAGAGGGCCAGGACCGCCGAGGCGGCCACCAGGCGCTCCCGCAGGGCGGCCTCCAGCGCGCCCACGTCCCCGGTGGTCCAGCCGCGCGGCGGCCGGAAGACCGAGGACGCCGACGACCTCCGCGGCGACATCGAGGAGGCCTTCGAGGAGCTGACGGGCTGAAGCAGTAAGGCGGGAGCCCCGCGGGGCCCACTCGCTCGAGAGGCGAACGGCGATCTCAGCCGTCCACGCGATTTCGCGCAGTGAACCCTCGGAGCGAAAGGGGCCCGCCGTGGCCTTCCCGAACGCCAGCGACATCATTGCGACCACGATCGACAAGCGGTCGCGCCGCCTCGCCGACAACGTCACCAAGAACAACGCCCTGCTGATGAAGCTGAAGCAAAAGGGCAAGATCCGGTCCTTCGACGGCGGCGCCACCATCGTCGAGGAGCTGACCTTCGCCGAGAACGGCAACTTCGGCTTCTACGCCGGGTACGACCTGCTCCCGGTGGCCGCGCAGGACGTCATCTCCTACGCGCAATACAGTATCAAGCAGGCCGCCTGCCCGGTCATCATCAACGGGCTCGAGATGCTGCAGAACGCGGGCCGCGAGCGGTTCATCAACCTGCTCGAGGGCCGCATGACGGTGGCCGAGTCCACCATGAAGAACAACCTCACCGCTGCGCTCTACAGCGACGGCACCGGCTACGGTGGCAAGCAGCTCGTCGGCCTCGCCGCGGCGGTCCCGACCGCGCCGACCACCGGCACGTACGGCGGCATCGACCGCGCGGTGTGGCCCTTCTGGCGGCCCGCAGTGGTGGCCGCCGCCGGCTACACCTCGGCGACCATCCAGGGGTTCATGAACACCCTGTACTTCTCGCTCATCCGCGGCGCCGACAAGCCCGACATCATCATCGCCGACACCCTCACTTTCACCGCGTACCTCGCGTCGCTGCAGTCGCTGCAGCGCTTCACGCAGGCGGAGAAGGGCAGCCTCGGCTTCCCCACGCTGCAGTACATGATGACCGACGTGGTCCTCGACGGCGGCGTCGGCGGGTTCGCCCCGGCGAACTCGATGTGGATGCTCAACACCGACTACATCTTCTACCGGCCGCACGAGGAGCGGGACATGGTCCCGCTCTCGCCCAACCGCCGGGTGAGCATCAACCAGGACGCCGAGGTCCAGATCATCGCCTGGGCCGGCAACATGACCGTCAGCAACTCCTTCCTCCAGGGCTTCCTCAAGGGCTTCTGAGCCGGGCCGCCGGCCCAGAAAGAGGGTTTTAAAATGTCTGGAGTCAGCCACATCACCACCGACAGCAAGAAGCTCGGGGACATGTCCTCGAGCGGCGCCGTCCCCCCGTTCACCAGCGGCGGCGCCGGCATCCCGGCCGGCGGTGTCGCGAGCTGGAAGGCGTCGACCGCCTACCTGCTCAACGCGCTCGTCACCAACGCCGGGTGGCTCTTCCAGTGCTCGGTGGCGGGCGCCTCCGCGGCCGAGGTGGCGGCACCGGCCCAGGCCGGGCCGACGCCCAACGCCCTGGTCGACAACGCGGCGACCTGGACCCTGGTCGGGCCCGTCTCCTCGTTCTGCGTGGTGGACGCGACCGCGCAGCAGGAGCTCGGGTTCACCATCGAGGGCCGCGACTCGAGCGTCCACACCTACGGGCTCGCCGAGTTCATGTACGTGAAGTTCACGGCGGCCATCCCGGCGCCCGGCGATTTCTGCATCGTCGATCGGGCCGACAACACCTGCGTGCAGGCGCCGGCCGCGACGCTGGGCGCGAGCAAGTACTCCACCGTCGGCATCTGCATGGGCAAGCCGACGGCGGGCTCGCCCTTCGGCTGGGTGATGATCCGCGGCGTCCACGACTGGGCGAATACCACCGCCGCGGGCTTCGCTGCCGGCACCATTCTCGCGGGGTCGGGCACCGCCGGTCGCTTCCTCTCCTCGGCGCAGACCGCCAACTACCTCATCGACGGGGCGACCCACCGGTCGGCGGGCATCGCCGGCAACGGCACCGTCGAGCTGTACTGGCCGAGCTGCTCCGGCAGGTAAAGACCCCGCGCCCCAAGCGGCCCCCGCGCTCGCCCTGGAGGGCGAGCGCGGGGTAGAGTGCCCCGCACCAACTGACAAGGAGTCGCGCGATGCGGAGCGAGTCGATGTTCCCCGAGGCGAAGGCGGACGAGACGGAGCTAGCGGCGAGCGTGCTCGACAAGCGCTCGCGCGACGGCATGAACAGCGCGGTGGCCAACCGCGGCGCCCTGGCGAAGGGCAACCAGATCGTCATCTTCTACAACCGCGCCGTCGAGGACGAGCAGGAGTCGGCCCAGGCCGGGCGTCCCATCTACAAGCCGGTGGTGTTCGTCAAGGTCGTGACCCCCGGCGACCGCGACAACATCATCGACCGCGTGGCGTGGCTCGACAAGCGCATCCCGTCGAGCGACATCAACCGCTTCCGCGACGACTACGCCGCCTTCTTCGAGGACGGCAAGCGGGTGGTCCGCGGCACGCCGCTCACCGCCTGCACCTTCCTCTCGCGCGAGCAGATCGAGGAGGTCAAGCGGCTGCCTGGATTCGAGGATGAGCCGGTGGTCACCGTCGAGCAGCTCTCCGAGCTCGGCGACGACGTCGCCGCCCGCTATCACCTGGTCAAGCTCAAGCACCTGGCCAAGGACTTCCTCGAGAGCAGCAAGGGCATGGCCGGCCTCACCTCCCTGCGCCACGAGAACGAGAAGCTGCGCGCGGAGATGGAGGCGCAGGCGCGGCAGCTCGCCGAGCTGTCCGCCCTGGTCAACGCCAAGGCCGCCCGCCGCGTGGAGGCGGCGGACGAGACCGGCGTGGAGGAGCTGAGGGAGCGGCTCAAGGCGCCCGTCAAGAGGGCCAAGCCGAAGGCCGGGAAGCGGCGCAGCCCGGCGGAGCTGCTCCAGGGCGCGGGGTAGGCGCTCCCCGAGGTGACGAGTGTCGCTGCCGGTCTACGAGACTGCGGGCTCCATCATCAACAAGGCGCTCGCGTCCGCGGGCCTGCCGAGCGTGGCCGACCCGTACCTCCTGGCGGCCACCGACACCAACTACTCCGTCGCCACCCAGCTCCTCGAGGACGTCGGGCAGGACCTGCTCTCCGAGCACGACTGGACGGCATTCCAGACGGAGTACATCTGGACCACCGTCGCCGGGCAGCAGCGCTACCCGTTCCCGGCCGACTTCTTTAAAATGTACGACCAGAGCGGGTGGGTGCGGAACACGCGCCTGCCCGTCGGGGGCCCGCTCTCGCCGCAGGAGTGGCAATTCCTCTCCGCGCGCCTGGTCGGTGTGACCTGGACGGTGCTCTTCCGCCCCGCCGTGGGCGCCCTCAACATCTTCCCCAGCCAGGGTGCCACCCCCGGCACCTTCGTGGTGGCCTTCGAGTACTTCTCCGCCTACTGGGTGAAGTCGAACGCGGTGTTTGGCGCCATCGGCGCGGTGCCGTGGACCGCCAACACCGCCGCCTTCTTGCCCGCGCCGACGTCGGCGCAGTGGCTGCCCAACACCGCCTACGCGTTCGGCGCCCGCGTCTACAACCTCGGGTCGAGCTACGTCTGCTCCCAGGCCGGCGTGTCGGCGGGGGCCGGCGGCCCGGTCGCTACCGGCACCAACATCGTCGACAACACCTGCCGCTGGAACTTCCAGCTCACCGCCTGCAGCGTCGCCAGCAACGTGTACGTCTGCACCAGCGCCGGCACCACCTCCAACGCGGCGGGGGCGACCGGCCCGACGAACTTCGGCAGCTACCTCGACGGCACCGCGCAGTGGAAGTACCAGTGGAACAGCGGCACCGCCGGCACGCCGAACACCCTCACCCCCTCCTCCAGCTCGGACGTGGTCTGCTTCGACCCGCTCCTGATGCGCCGCGCGCTCAAGTTCGCGTGGCTGAAGGACCGCGGGTTCGACTCCGCGCAGGCCGAGGAGGACTACCTCGAGACGCTGCGGAAGACCAAGAGCAGCGAGTCTTTCGGCGCCGTCCTGCGCCTCGGCGGCAAGCGCTCCCAGGACCCGCTGCTCTCCACCGCCAACCTGCCGCTCACCGGTTACGGCCAGTGAGCGAGGCCGGCGCGGACCCCGACCGGCGGAGCGCCCGCGGGTGGAAGTTCCGGCGCGTCGGCAAGCCCTCGCGCCTCATCTGCGCCACGGTGCCCGCGCCCGACGGCGTCAACACCGTCGAGGTGGGCCCGAGCATGCCGGGCTCGGACGCCTCGTTCATCTACAACATGGTGCGGAACGAGCGCGGCCTGCGCGTGCGCCTCGGCTACCAGGAGTGGTGCACCAACCTCGGCGCGGGCCCCTCCGACCAGGTCGTGCGGACGGTGGTCCCCTACTTCGGCTCGACCGCCAGCGGCTCGAAGGACCGGCTGTGGGGCGTCACGCAGAAGGGCATCTACAACTGCACCAACAGCAGCGCCGGGCCCGCGCTCCTGCAGGCGTGGCCGAACCAGGGCGCGCTCGCCGGCTACGGGACCTTCCACGCCTTCGCCACCGCGGCGGGCCGGTTCGTCATCCTCTGCGACGAGGTCAACGGCTACTGGCTCTACAGCGAGGCCACCGACGCCTGGGCGCAGGTGACCGCCGGGGCCGGCGCCAACCAGATCCAGGGCAATGACCTGCAGGGCAACCCGATTGACCCCACCCGGTTCGCCTCGGTCACCTTCTTCAAGCAGCGGCTGTGGTTCACCTACCGCGACAGCTCGCAGGCCTTCTACCTGGGCCTCAACGCCATCTACGGCGCGGCCACGCCCTTCGAGTTTGGCGCCCGGTTCCGCTCCGGCGGCTCTCTGGCGACCCTCAACAACTGGAGCTACGACGGCGGCTCCGGCATGGAGACGTACCTCTGCGGCTTCTCCACCTCCGGCGACGTGGTCATCTACCAGGGCATCAACCCGAATGACATGACCAGCTTCCAGATACTGGGGGACTGGAACGTCGGGGCGGTGCCCACCGGGCGCAGGTTCACCACCTCCTTCGGCGGCGAGCTGCTCGTCCTCTGCAGCAAGGGCGTCATCCCGCTCTCGCACCTCATCTACGGCAAGAGCGCCTTCGACTTCAAGCAGTATGATACTTTTAAAATAACTAACTTCTTCACCGCGCTCTTCGCCCAGTACCGCGGCTACCAGGGCTTCAGCATCCACGTCCACCCCTCCGACAACTGTGTGGTGGTGACCGTGCCGCCGACGCCGGGCGCGGACCCGATGCAGCTCTGCATGTCGCTGGCGAACGGTGGGTGGACCTTCTACCGCGGCGTGCCGATGTACTCCGCCGCGAGCTGGGAGGGGCAGCTCTACTTCGGCACCGGCAACGGGAAGGTCTGCGTCAACGTCGGCTTCCTCGACGGCACCGGTATCAATGGGGCCGCGGGCTCCCCCATCCAGTTCTCCCTGCTCACCGCCTTCACCAACCGCGGCAACAGTCGGCGCAAGCGGGCGGGGCAGTGCCGCGCGACCTTCATCAGTGAGGGCGCGCCACCGACCTGGGTGGCCGTCGCGCGCTACGGCTACGACTTCACCGAGGCGGTGGTGCCGCAGGGGGTGCAGGGCGGCGTCGGCGTGCCGTGGGTGCCACCCGCCGCGCCGGCCGGCTGGGACCAGGCCCTGTGGGACCAGGCGGTGTGGGGTGGCCAGTTCAGCAACACGCAGGCCCGCGCCGGCCTGGGCGGCGCGGGGCCGGATGTCGCGGTGGCCGTCGCCGGCAGCGCGAACGCGAAGGTGTCCCTGGTCCAGATAGAGGCCTACTTCGACGAGGGGAACACGCTGTGAGCGGGCGCGGCTACATCGTCGGCCCGGCACCGGTCAAGCACTACGGGTGGCTCATGGTCCGCGTCGGCCTGCGGCCCGACGGGGTCACCCGCGGCTTCCGCGCGCTCGAGGCGCACGGCGCCGACGGGGAGCCGGTGGCCATGGTCGGCTACGACCAGTGGACCGAGACGAGCGTGGCCGTCCACATGGCGTGCGAGAGGCCCGCGGCGTGGCGCTCGCTCCTCGGCCCCGCGTTCCACTTCCCCTTCGTCGAGGCGGGCAAGCTCGTGCTGGTCGGCGGCGTGGCGGCGAGCAACGCCGCGAGCCGGAGCATGACCGAGCACATGGGCTTCCGTGAGGTCGGGCGTGTGCCCGACGGTTACAAGCCGGGGGACGACCTGATAGTCTACTCGATGAGGCGCGCCGACTGCCGGTGGATCGCGCCGGAGCAGAGGGGCTGATGGGAAAGAACTCCGCGCCGCCGCCCGGCGGCACCCAGAAGTACCCCTGGCAGACCTCCGGCGGGTCGGGCCCACAAGGGCCGGACTACGTCGGCGCGGCCGGCGCGCAGGGCGCGAGTGGCGTGGCCAACATCGGCGCGCAGACCGGCGCCAACCGGCCCGACCAGAGCACCGACTTCGCCAGCTCGCAGTGGACGCAGGGGCCCGACGGGCAGTGGCAGCAGCACCTCGGGCTCACCGGCGAGATGGCGGGGCTCTCCGGCGAGCTCCAGAACAACGCCTTTGGCGCGGAGCAGGGGCCAATGTTTGGCAACCTCGGCTCGCTCGGCGATGGGCAGCAGGCGATCGACGCCTCGTACAACCAGGCCAAGAGCCGCCTCGACCCGCAGTGGGCGCAGTCGAAGGACAACCTCGACACCCAGCTCGCCAACCAGGGGCTCGACCCGAACGCGCCCGGCGCCGGCCAGCGCGCCGAGGGCAACTTCGACCGGGCGAGGACCGACGCATACCAGACCGCGGAGAACAACGCCGTCCAGCAGGGCATTGCGCAGCAGGGCATGCAGCTCCAGCAGCGCGGCCAGCTCGCGGGCGAGGACATCGCCGGCCGGCAGGTGCCGATGCAGCAGCTCCAGCAGCTCCTCGGCTTCGAGGGCATGCCCCAGTTCGTCGGGGCCGGCGCGGCGCCGGCCACGCCCTACCTCGGCGCGATGCAGGGTCAGGGCAACTACCAGCTCGGGCAGGCGGACCAGAACAACCAGCTCATGGGTGGCTTCGGCCAGTTCGTGGGCGCGGGCCTTGGCGCCGGCTTCGGCGCGGCGTCCGACGAGCGCGTGAAGGAGGACGTCCACCGGGAGGGCCGCGAGGTGCTCCCCGGCGTGCCGTCGGCCACCTTCCGCTACAAGGGCGACAAGAAGAGACAGAAGTACCGCGGCGTCATCGCGCAGGACGTGGAGCGCGCCGGCCACGGGCACCTCGTCCGCGAGGGCGCGGACGGCGTCAAGCGGGTGGACGCAAGCCTGCGCCCCTTCGCACTTTAAACAGGAGCACCCATGCTGCCCTACGACCCGATCGACTCGTCCCAGGGCGCGGTGCCGCCGCCACCGCGCCGCCCGGTCCCGCCCGCGCGGGCGGCCCCCGGCGCGGTGGCGCTGCCCGGCATGGGCGCCGACCCCAACTCGCAGGCGAACGACGTCGCCGGCTACAACGAGTCGAGCGGCGAGCAGGGGATGCTCAAGGACCAGCTCGGGCTCGCCCAGGCGCTGCAGCGGCCCCAGCAGCACGGGCAGCCCTACGGGTTCGCCGCGGGCCTCGCGCCGGGCGTCACGCAGGCCGGCGGCGCCATCCGCGAGCACCTGCTGGACGACAAGATGCTGGAGGCCCTCAAGCGCCAGCGCGGCCTGGAGGCCAACGTGCGCGGGCGCGCCGCCGCGGCCTACGCCGACCCGAGCGCCGCGTCGGGCGCCAGCCCGCAGCCCTTCAGCTTCACGGGTGAGTGATGCCCGACAACGCCTACACGCTCAACAGCGACGACCCGGAGGCGCTCGAGGAGGCACGCCGGCTGGCCGAGGCGGTCGGGCGCCGCCGGCAGGTGGGCGCGGCCATGCTCGGTCCCGGCCCCTTCGGCGACGCCGGCAAGCTGCTCATGGAGCAGGGGCAGCACCAGCAGGACCAGATGGGGGAGGCCGGCCGGCAGCAGCGCGCCTTCTCCCTGGACAAGGCGCGGCAGGCGGTGGAGGCCAAGCTCGCCGGCAGCCACATCGGGGCCGAGGGGCCGCAGGAGGCGCTCGGCGGCGAGCGCGTGCCGGCATACCAGGCGGAGACGGCGCGCCTGCAGCAGCAGAACCAGTGGGAGCTGGTGCCCGACCCGCTCCTGAAGGGCGGCATGTTCCGCGTCAACCGCGGCACCGGCGATGCCCACTACATCCGCCCCGGCCAGCTCTGGGGCAAGGAGCCGCCCGGTGGCCAGCCCGCGCCACCGGGCACCCCCGGTGGCCAGCCGGGGGTGCCCGGCGCCGGCCCCCAGGCCCCCGACCGGGGGCCGCACCTGCAGGCCCCCAACGTGGACGACGCCGCCTACGCGGAGGGACTCAAGGACGCGGGCCCGGCGGGCGAGGAGATACGCAACCTCGACCGCTCCATTCAGAACCTGCACCAGGCCCTCGGCGTGGTGAAGGCGCGGCCCAAGGCCTTCGGCATGGGCCAGGACGTCGCCGGCTACATGGGCGGCGGGGGCCTCATCTCTGGCCCGCTCAAGAAGGTCGTGGGCCACATGCAGCAGAACCGGCGGTCGCCGGAGGACTTGCAGGCCCGCACCGTCGTCTTCCAGAACGCCGCCCAGGCGATGCGCGACCTCGGCGGTGCCCGCGCCTTCACGCCCGGCGAGCAGCAGCTATTCAGCAAGTCGCAGGTAGTCGAGGAGGACAACGCCAAGGTGATCGAGCAGAAGCTCCTCTCCGCGCTGCAGGTGGCGGCCAACCGGCGCGCCTCGCTGCGCGCGCAGGCGATGCCGCACCTCTTCCGCGCGGCCCCGCAGGCGCAGCCCAGTGGAGCCGCGCCGTCGCTGCGCGGGAAGTACGGGCTGCCGGAGGGGGCGCAGCAGTGAGCGGCCTGATGCCCGAGGGCGGCGCGGTCGGGCCCTCCAGCGCCGTCGGCGCCGAGCAGCAGTCGCCCGGCGAGGTCCCGCTCGAGGTGCTCGCGCGCGATTTCCAGCAGGCCAGGTCGGCCGGCGACGCCGAGCTGGCGGCGCACATCGGGGGGCTCATCCAGAAGTCGACCGCGCGCGAGCGCCAGCGCGACGTGGAGTCCATCCCGCACTCCCTCCCCGCGGGCGTCGGCCACGGGCTGGTGGAGCTCGGCATGGACGCCGGGGACGCCCTCGGCGGCGTGTCGCCCCAGGCGTGGCGCGAGTTCCGCGACGACTCCGCGCCGCTCATGTCGACCACCGGCGGCAAGGTCGGCAGCGTGGTCGGGCAGGCCGCCGCGCTGGCGCCGGTCGGCTCCCTGGTCGAGGGCGCGATGGGCGCCGCGGGCGTCGGCCGCGCCCTCCCGAGGGTGGCCGAGTGGCTGAAGGGCGCGCCGCTCACCCGCGCCGCCGCCTCCGGCGCCGCGCAGGGCGCCCTCGCGTCCCCCGGCCGGCGGCTCGAGGGCGCGGCGGAGGGCGCGCTCGGCGGCGCCGCCACCGCGGCGGTGCTCGGTGGCGGCCGCCGCGCGCTCCGAGGCCAGGAGCCCACGCCGGAGGCCGCGCTGCTGGAGCGGGAGGGCGTGCCGCTCACCGTCGGCCAGCGCAACCCCACCGGGCAATTCGGCGGCAACGTGGTCACCGGCGAGGACGCCGGCCAGAAGATGCCCCTGGTGGCGCCGCTGCTCGTGCGGGCGCGCGAGGCGGCGCGGCGCGGCTACCAGAACGCCGTTGCGCGGAAGGGCACCGCGCCGGGTGCGCCGCCGCCCGACCCGGCCCTGCCGATGGACGAGCAGCTCCAGCAGGTGGCGGAGGGCTACGAGGTGCCCTACGGCAAGCTGAAGGGGCAGCAGGTCTACCCGAGCGTGAAGACCCCCCAGGGTGGGCGCAGCCTGCTGTCGACCACCACCGGGCGCTCGCCGGGGCTGATCGAGGAGGCCGCGATGGACCTCGACGTGCCAGCCAGCGAAGAGACGCGCAAGCGCGCCAATGACTGGCTGCAGAACCAGCTCTCCATCCTGCCGGGCGGCAAGAACCGGCCGCCGGTGGCGCAGACCGTGCCGGCGGAGGACATCCACCGCATCCGCTCCAACGTGCGCGAGATGGTGCGGAAAAGGGGCACCTCCAGCGCCCACGGGGACCAGGACTTCGCCGACCTGGTCGACGCCGCCGAGGGCCACCTCACCGACACGCTCAACTCCTGGCTGCCGCCTGACGTCGCGCAGGGCATCGCCGCGGCCGACAAGCGCTACGTGGTCAAGAGCATCGTCGAGGACGCGGTGGCCCGCGCGAAGGACCGGCCGGAGGGGCTCACCCCGAACAACCTCTCTGAGGCCATCCGCGCCACGACGGAGAAGGGCAAGTACGCGCGCGGCCAGCACGCGCCGCAGGTCAAGGAGCTGCGCGACTTGGCCCAGGCCGGGCGCTCCGTGCTCGACCAACGGACGCCGAACACCGGCGCGCTCATTCTCGGCGGCGTCAACGCACCCCTGGCCTACCTCGCCAACCACCCCGCGCTGAAGCCGATGGTGACCGGCAAGCTCGGGGTGCAGCGCGCCTTCAGGAAGCTCGAGGACTTCATGCGGCAGCACGGGGGCCAGTCGGTCATCCCGCGCGCGGCCGGCGCGGCCGGCGGCCAGATGTCGAGGGAGGACCTGCAAGAATGAACCGCATCGACAAGGCGCTGGTGGCGGTGGCAGCGGGCGCGATCGCCCTGGTGGTCGGCGTGCAGTGGGAGCGCGAGCTGCGCCTCCGCCGCGCGGGGAACGGTGAGGCCCACTTTGAGGCCTCGCCGTTCCCTTCCATCCGCCCGACGCTGGTGCCTGAGGCGCGCGCGGCGCGGAACGGTGGAGGCACCTTCAGCCTCTACACGCCGGGCAACCCGGTGGTCACACAGACACCCATCACGGTGACCTGGGCGAACAACACGCTGAACGACATCGCCACCGAGATCACCGACTCCCTGGACCGCTCAGGAAAGGGCGGCATGCTCGCACCGCTGGGGCTCACCACCGGCTCGGCCGGCGCGCCCTCCCTGACGTTCAACAGCGCGACCACCACCGGCCTCTACCTCAACGGCACTGGGGTGCGGGTGAGCGTGACCGCGACCGACTCCTTCAAGTTCGACCCCGCAGTGAACACCTCCATCTTGCTCTTCCAGCTCGGCAACAACGGCGCGGTCACCACCCCCTCGCTGAGCTGGACCTCGGAGCCGAACAGCGGCCCCTACCGCAACGGCGCCAACGATATCCGCTGGGCCATCGCGGGCGCGGACGTCCTGAAGTTCTCCACCGCCGCGGTGGCGCCGCTCGCGCTCACCCCGTTCTCCGCCACTCGCGGCGTCCCTTTCGTCGGTGTGGCCACCCCCGCGTCGCCGAGCAACGGGGACCTCTGGTACGACACCACCACCCTGCGCTTCGGCGGGCAGGTGAACGGCATCACCGCGGGCGTGTGGCAGACGCTATCGCTCGGCTCGGGCTGGACCGCGGGGGCGCCCGCCCCGGCGGTCACCAAGCAGCTCGACGGCACTGTCCGCTACCGGGGCAATGCGACGTGGGCGACCGGCGGCAGCAGCACCCCCTTCACCGCCGCCGCGGGATACCGGCCGGGGGCACAGTTCTACGCTATCTTTCCCGACAACAGCACCGGCACCGCCGCCAACGCCACCGTGAACACCGGCGGGGTGTGGACCGTTCAGTCCGCCTTGACCAACACCCATGCCTACTACTTCGACAACGTCACCTACCTGGGCGAGAACTGAGTTTAAAAATGGCACCCCCGAGCCAGGCACAGATCGATGACATCCTGCGCCGCCTCGCCGCCATTGAGGCCTCTTCCGGCAGGGTGTCCTCGGTGCTGGCCCCTCTCACCGGCAACGGACTTCCGGCGACCCCACTCGGCCTGCAGACGCCACTCGCTGCGGCCCTCGGTGGTACCGGGGTCGCTGGATACAGCCAAGGTGACCTCCTGTATGCCTTGAGCTCCGTGCAGCTCGCGCGTCTTGCCGCCGGCCCGGTCAACACCGTCCTCACCAGCAACGGACCAGGCGTCGCGCCCTCGTGGCAAGTCGTCACCGGAGTCTCCGGCGGCTGGCAGACGCTCTACTCGATGGACCTCACCGGGCAGGCGAATCAGAACCTCCTAACCGGCGGCGACGGGGTGAAGACCATCGGCGGCAAGCCGTGGACGCTGAACAACTCCGCGCATGTCACGACCGCGCGCATCGACAACGGCGTCGGATTCACGTTCACCGCGAGCGACGCAACCGGCGGCACGCTGAGCGCCAAGATTACCGACCTCTATGCCAACGCCAATCTGCTCCACGACGACATAGAGCTGTGGGTGCGGTCGATATTCACTGTCCCGGCCACCGCGGGCGCCTATCCCGTCGTCGGCTTCGGCGACTCCAACACGTTCACGAATGGAGCGAATTTCGACGCCATCACTGGCCCTCGATACACCGCCGGGCTGGCCTGGCTCAGCGTCTTTCAGATCAACGGGAACAACAACCCGTCCTCCCTGAACAATCCATATAGTAACAGCCTGACGGATGACGTCGTCGTTATCCGAATGCACTCGGCGTATTCATATTCATTCTTCAGCGGCGCCTGGGTCGGGCCAAACTTCCCCGTCTTCAATACCCTCCGCAACCGGGGGAATATCATTTATCCGGTGCAATCAACGCAGTTGACCGGCAAGGAGCCCGTCAACGTAAGCGATATGGTGATCGGCCTTGCGGTCGGCGGCGCGGCCAACGCTCAACAGGTAGCGACCCGTATCGATCTGGTGGTGCGCCAATGAGGGTCGGCCCCGTCGACTTTCATCTCTGCGACGTGCACTTGCGTGTTCTGGGGCGGCGATGATTTTAAAATGGCGCACGGCCTTCGTCATCCTGGCCCTCTCGCTGGTGCTGCTCGCGGGCATGTACCTATGCCTGCGCCAGGGCGGCGACACCTCGCAGAAGCTCTTCTCGGACCTCGCCACCGCGCTGGTGCTCCTCGCCGTCAGCATGGCCGGCAAGAGCAGCGTGGAGCACCTCGCCGACGGCGGCGGGGTCCGCGGCGCGATGAGGTCCTTGCTCACTGAGGCCCGGCCAGGCGATGCTCCGGCGCAGGGCACGACCACCGTGACCGAGACGTCCAAGACCACCGAGGTGAAGCCGTGAAGCTCCCGCTCGCAGCACTCCTGCTCCTCGCCGCGCCCGCGGCCCTCGCTCAGTACATCCCGCCGGTGGTGGGCTCCGTCACGGCGTCCAACGCGAGCTGCTCCTCCACCTCCCAGGCCTACCAGGTGCTGGCCGGCGTGGCCGGCGCCAACTCCGTCGGCGTGTCGATTCCGACCTCCACCGCCACCTTCGCCTTCTTCGGCTCCCGCGACGGCGGCGCGAGCTGGGCGCCGCTCCCCGGCGGCCCCGACGCGACCACCAGCGGTGGGAACTTCACGACCGGAGTCACCCTCTCCGGCGCGGCCTGGAATGGGGTGGTGTCGGTTGTTGGCATGCGCCAGTTTTGCCTCATTGCCACCGCGTTCACCTCGGTGGCCGGGCAGGTCTGGGTGCAGCCGTCCACCGCGCCAGTGGTTCCCGCGCAGCTGCTGTACGCGAGTGTGTCGAGCGGCGGCGCGCTGAAGGTCGGCTCACCAAACACCGCTGGCGCCGTACCGACCCAGGTGTCGGTCACCACCAGTGCGACGCGCATCTTCCTGGCCTCGCCCTTCGACTGCTCGGTCACGGTGCAGAATGAGAGCAATGCGCAGGTGGCCACTTGCGGGTCCACCAATGCGGTGACTGCAGGTGCCATCGGCATCACGCTCAAGAAAGGCACCGCCGCGGGGGACGGCACTGGTGGCTCAATGTCCTTTCCGAGCGGCGCCGACATCTGGTGCATCGCCGACGCGAACACCCTCAACGTCGGTATCCAACCCTTCACCTGCCCGTGAGGCCCACCGTGCGCTACCTGTCCCTCGCGCTCTCGCTCGCCCTGCTGCTCCTCGGCGCCGGCATGGTGGCCAGCTCCGCCCGCGCGGTGGCCGGCTCCAACGTCGACAACGGCGCGCCCCCGGTGCCGGGCCCGACGACGCTGTCGAGCTTCTTGGTCAACGGCGTGGTCACCGCCGCGAGCTACGGCGGCACGGTGCTGCCGGCGCGGGCCTTCCTGGTGCAGGCGGTGCGCTTCCGCGTGTCGGTCGCCGCCTCCGGCGCCGGCACCGTCACCCTCCGCGCCAGCGACGGGACGAACAACTGCGACGCGGCGGTGAGCTGCGCCCTGGCGACCACCAACACGAGCCTCCGGCAGGCCGCGGCACCGAGCGCCGGGAGCTGCACCTTCCCGGCGTCGGCGACCATCACCTACTCCGTGGCCAGCTCCACCTGCGCCGTCACCCAGCCGCTCGTCCTGGGGACGGTGGACGTGGAGGGGACGTGGCAGTAGTCGTCTCCGGCGGCAGCTCCTCGCGGGTGTGGAGCGCGAGCTCCATCATCCGGCCGCGGGGGTAGAAGGCGCGGAGCAGCCGCCGCGCCCCGTTGATGACCACCCGGTAGCACAGGGCGCTCTCGGGCTCACCCAGGCCGCTGCTGACCAGCTTGAGCGCCACCGCCGCCCTCCTCGTCGAGCACCGTGTCCGCGTCCTGCAGGGCGGCGAGGCCGCCGCAGAGGGTCACCTCGTAGCCCACGCGCTGGCCGACCGGGGAGCCGGTCGGGAACAGCGCGGCCAGCGCCTCGAGCACCAGGCGCGCCTCGCCCGCCGGGCAGGCCCCGTCGCCCAGCAGGAGCTGGACGAGGGGCCCGTGGTTCACCACCCGCAGGATGGTCGCGACGCGCATCACTCCGCCTTCTCGAACTTCTCGCCGCAGGCGTTGCAGGTGGCGTCGAAGTTCTCGACCGCGACGCGCACGTTGACCGGCTTCTCGCACTGGCAGCTCCACTTCTTGAGCGGCGAGCCGGCCGGCTTCATCTTCCGGGCGACCCTCATCAGCGGCTCGTCCGGCACCTTGGCGGCCTCGAGGTAGTCCGTGAACGGCGAGCCCTTGGTGATGCCGGTGGTGTGGCCCCCGGCGTCGCAGGGCACGCCGAGCGCCTCCGCCCAGCCGCGGAAGCGGGCGTCGTGGCCCTGCTTGGTGCCCTTGCCGGCGAGGTGCTCGGCGGCGTGGAGGGCCTCGTGGAGCAGGACGTGGAGCACGAAGCGCTTGCTCTCGCCGAGGTGCATGACGTTCATCACCACCCGGTCCTTGAGTCCCAGCCCATCGCGGCCGAGCTTGTAGTGGCCGTACTGCTTGACGGCGATCTTCTCCACCGAGATGTTCACGGTGGGGCACGGCACGCCCACCGTCTTCTCGATGAGGCGCCCGAGCGGGCGCGCGTGCGAGTAGAGGAAGTTGATGACCTCCGTCGGCACCACCCCGCCGAGCACCCCGCCGATCGCCTTCCTCGTCGCCAGCCTCCGCACCGCCCCGTGGGCCCTCATGTCCTCATTCTGCGCCATTGTCGACCTCCTTGAATTTTTAAATAGCAGGTCAGACAGCGCTTGTCAAACTGTCCAGAAACCTCCTCTGGTAGCCGGCCTTCTCCTCGAGGATCGCGGCCACCCGGTCGTCGGTCGGGCCGCAGAGGAGCGCGCAGGAGGTCACTGACGGCGCCCGCTGGCCGACGCGGGCGAGCCGGCCGTCCCCCTGCAGCCGCAGGCGCGTGGACCATGGCAGCGTGTACCAGACCGCGTGCGCCCCACCAGCCTGGAGGTTCAGCCCGTGGCCGGCGCTCTCCGGCTGCAGGAGCAGCGCCTCCAGCTCCCCGCGGTCCCAGCGCTCCATCGCGCGCGGGTCGTCGATGTGGGCCCAGGCGCGGCGGGCGCGGTCGAGCTCCCGGCCGACGCGCTCACGCTCGTGCCGGAACCAGTAGAACACCAGCGCGGGCGCGCCCTGCAGTTCGTCGAGCACGCCGGAGAGCGCGGCGAGCTTCTCGCCGTGGACCTCGTCCCAGTCGTCCTCCCCACCGCCCAGATACACCGCGCCGCCCGCGAGCTGGCGGAGCTTCTGGGCCACCGCGCTGGCGGAGAGCGCCTCCAGCTCGGCGCCGGAGTCCAGCTCGGCGAAGAGCTGCCGCTCGAGGTCTCCGGCCACCCTGGCCACCCCCGCCGGCCAGCGGCAGCGCACCGAGTGCGGCACCACCGGGGGCACGCGCGCCTCGGGCTGCGGCGGGATGGAGAAGCACCAGGGGCGGGCGCGCAGGTGGATGGAGGCCTCGCAGTCGGCGGAGGTGCGGCAGCAGCCGCCCCCGGCGGAGGGCAGGGCGCAGTCGTGCCCGTGCTTCAGGCGCCACTGCGGGTGGCGCCAGCCGACGTCCTCGAAGTAGCGCGCCTGGAAGTCGGTGAACGTCGGCCCGAGCGGGCCCTCGCCGCCGACCATGAACAGCTCGCCCCACAGGTCCATCAGGTGGTTGCCCACCGGGGTGCCCGTCATGCCCAGGCGCACCGGGATGCCCATCGCGCAGTTCCTGACGCGGCGGAAGCGCACGCTGCCGGGCGCCTTCATCTTGTCCAGCTCGTCGAAGACGACCGCCCGATACCGGCGCTCGAGGTCGACCGCCTCCGAGAGGTGCCAGAGCTGCTCGTAGCTGACGCACTCGACGTGCGCGTCCTCGGGCATCGGCGCCGCGCGGCCGGAGCGCAGCCCGTCGCCGACGTGCGCCACCTTCAGATTGGCGAGGTGCTCCCAGGCCGCCAGCTCCGGCGCCCAGACCTCGCGGGCGACGCGCGCCGGGGCCACCACCAGCGCCGGCCATGCGCCGAGGTCGGCGAGCGCGGTGGCCGCGACGGCGGTCTTGCCGTGGCCGAGCTGGACGAGCAGCGCGACGCGGGGGTCGCCGGAGACCACCCGGTCGACCCCCGCGCGCTGGAACCCGAACAGGGCGGACCTCGGCCTCACCCCTCGAAGACCCCTTGGTGCTCGGGCGGCGCCCCGGCCAGGAGCTGCGCGAGCTCCTCCTCAGTGGCGGAGGGCGCGCCCGCGGGCGGGTCAACCTGGACGACGTGGGAGGGTTGCTTGCCCACGAGCTCGCCCATGTCGACCAGCGGCTTCACCCCGTAGCGGGTGGCGGCGCTCCCCCACAGGCGCGAGTCGCAGGCGCGCGGCCTGCCGGAGGCCTGGCAGAGCGCGACCACCGCGCGCTCGGTGGTGAGCCCGGCCACCTCGTCCTGCAGCTCGACCGGGGACTTGCACATCGGGCATTGGATCGTCCTCATCGTACCTCCCTCGTGTTGAACTTCTCCTCGGCGACCGTCCTGCCACCGAGGGTCATCGCCTTGCGCCTGCGAAGTGAGTCCACGAGCCCCTCCAGGCGGTCGGCCACGACTACCAGCTCGCCGTTCGCCCGCAGTCGCGGGATGCGCCGCCGCTGCGCCGGGGTCAGGTCGCCGTCCTCCGCCTTCCACTCCACCCAGGCGTGCACCCCGTGGCCCATGAGCACCAGCCGGTCGGGCCAACCCTCGTGGCCGACCTTCAGGGCCTCCCAGCCCTCGGCCTCGAGCAGCCGCTGCCCGGCCCGCTCCAGCGAGGACTCGCGGCTCACTTGGCCCCCGCGGCCTGGGGCTCGTGCAGGCGGCACCACTGCTCGGGCCGCATCAGCGGGAACCAGGAGAAGGTGGCCCACCCGACGCCGCCCTTCTGCGGCACCGGCGCGCAGGTGGTGCTCGGCGGGTTGAAGCGGCACTCCCAGGTGGCGCCCACCTGCCGGATGAAGCGGCAGTTGCAGCAGGCCGGGGAGGTGGCGCCGCTCGCGCCCGCCGTCGCGGCGTCGGCCGCGGCCCTCGCGGCCTCCGGCGTCGCCTCGTCGCTCCCGAGCAGCTCGTCGCCGGGCACGGTCAGGCCCCCCGCGCGAGCAGCGCGGTGACGCGCCGGGCGTTCTCGGAGCGGAGCGCATTGTGGTAGACGCCGAGCAGCCGCGTGACGAGCGACAGCCTCCGCCGCCCGGTCACCTCGACCTTGAGCATCCTCTCGAGCTGGGGGAGGCCAGGCTGCCCCTCCCGCTTCCAGCGCTGGTGCAGCGCGTCCCAGTTGCCCATCTGCTCGTCGAGCAGCCGGCGGTCGCGCCGCGACACCCTCACCCGCTTCAGGTCCAGCATGTTTTAAACCAGCCCTTCCTTGTCGGCGAACCACTGCTCCACCACCATCTCGCCCGGCTCGCTGTCCTCCGCCCACACCTCGGAGTCGTCGTGGATGACCCTCGCGCCGGGGCCGCTCACTTCCGGTACCTCTCGCAGGCGAAGCACTCCGCCTTCAGCGGCAGGCCCTCGGCCCAGGCTGGCACCACCGCCACCAGGCGCTCGAAGGCCCGCAGGTTGCCCTCCGGGTCAGAGCCGCCGCCGGGCCCACCGTCGGGCAGCTCTGACACCACCTCGTCGTGGACGGTGAGCACGACGGGGAAGCCGGCGTCGGCCACGCGGAGCATCGCCTCGGCGAGCAGGTCGCGGGAGGTGGCCTGCACCACGTTCTCGGTGATCTTGCCGCCGTAGGTGCGGACCATGCCCCAGGAGCCGCCGCGGTACTGGTCGCGGCCGAGGTACTGGACGTCGAGGCCGCCGGAGCCGTCGGACACCAGCTCCGCGCGCTGGTAGTAGAGGCGCCGCCCGCTCGGCAGCTCCACCCAGGCGTGGGGCACGCGCCCGGCCGCGCCGACGCCCATCCGCACGGGCCCGACCTCGACGCCGCGCTCGCAGCCCTCGCGCAGCACCCAGACCAGGCCGCGCCCGAGGAGCTCCCACAGCCGCACCACCTTCGGGAAGCGGCGACGGAAGGTGGACACCACGCGCTGCGCGAAGGCCTCGTCGACCTGCACGTCGGCCTTGACGTCGAGGTGCTCGGCGAACTTGCGCGCGCCGAGCTGGTAGCCGCAGCCGAGCACCGACTCCTTGCCGATGAAGCGCTCGAAGGGGTGCTCCTTCTTGGTCACCGGGCGCCCGTAGATCGCGCTGGCCATCTCGCAGTAGGGGTCCGCACCGTCGCGGAACATCTGGGTGAGGTCGTCCTGGCCCGCCATCCAGGCGAGCGTGCGGCACTCGACCTGCGCGAAGTCGCCGACCAGGAGCGGCCCCAGGATGAACCCGCGGAGCATGCCCGAGAGGGTGGCCAGGACGTCGTCGTGGACCAGCTCGAGGGCGCCCGAGCGCAGCTCCCCGAAGGCGGCGTCGGTGCCCTCGCCGAGGCCGCGGGGGAAGTTGTGTGGCTGCACCCCGCCGGCCGACCAGCGCGCCGTGCGCTCCGCACCGCAGTAGACCATCGAGCCCCGCAGGCGCGCGTCGGTGTCCGAGGTGCGGTTCAGGAAGGCCTCGAGCTTCTTGACGCTGCTCTTGGCCACCCGCTGGCGCACCTCGAGCGCCTCGCGCTGCACCGGCGTCAGGTCCGGCCGCTTGAGCGCGTCGCGCACGGTGGCCTTGTCGAGGCTCGACAGCCCCAGCACCTCGCGCGCCCGCGGGCTGCGGGGCCCGACCCCCACCAGCTCCTCAAAGCGCCGGTCGAGCGATCTGCCCGCCCTGGCCGACACCTCCAGCGCGGTGCCCAGCGCCGGCAGGTCCACCCGTAGGCCGCGCAGGTTCATGCGCGCGGTGAGCTCCCAGCGGCGGCGCTCCGCCGGCTCCAGCGGCGGCAGCGCGCGGTCGACCGCCGCCAGGGCGCGGACGTCGGCCAGGCAGTAGGCGTAGAGCCGCGCGAAGTCCTCCGGCTTCTTGGCCTCGGACCAGAACTCGCTGCGGTCCTCGCGTGAGGGCCGGCGGGGCCGCGCCAACTTCATCATCACGTGGGCCCCGTCCGCGGCCTTCTGCTCGTCGAGCGCCAGCGCGTCGCACAGGTCGTCAAGGGCCGGCGGCAGGCCCGCGCGGCGCGCCCTGGCCGCGGTGTCGTCCAGGCGCGAGAGCGGCACCTCGACGCCGAACTTGCGCAGGAGCACCGCGCGCTCCACCTCGGCGTTGTGGGCCACCACGCGCACGGAGGGGTCCGCGGCGAGCTCGAGGAAGCGGTCCTGCGAGGGCCCGCAGGCGGCGCCGAGCAGGTCGAGGCCGGCGGCGGTCGCCGCCTGCGGCATCCACAGGCGCGGCTCGCTCTCCGGCGCGCCGTCCGCCGCGAAGCGCCACCCGCAGCAGAGCACGCGCATGGTGGGGTCGGCCGCGCAGCGGTAGAGCCCGTACCTCCTGATGGAGAGTCGGGATTGCCATTCGAAGTCGAGGTAAAGCGTGCTCCCCACTCAGGCCTCCGGCCTCGCCTGCACCAGCGCATCCTTCAGCATCGCCTGAGCCGTGCGCCTCTTCATGAGAGCAACCTCCACAGGTCCCACAGCAGCCCGACCAAGACGCCGACCCGCACCAAGTCGTGCGAGGCCAGCCAGAGTGCGGGGGTGCCGGGTAGTGGCAGCTTCCGGCTAGGCCGCTCGGCGACGTGCCTGCCGGCACCCCGAGCTACCGGCCCACCACCGCGTGGGCCCTGCTGGCTCACAAGAGGTCGGCGGCCCCGACTCCCCCCACTGCAGCCCGCTCCTGCTCGCGGAACTCCGCGAAGTCCTCCTCGGGCGGCTTGCGCCCATCCATCCGCGGGCCCTTCTCCACCGCCTGCAGGTTGTTCAGGCCGATGGCCACGCCGCGGTTGCCCGCCTTGTTGAAGGCGAAGAGCGCCACCGTCGCGCGGAAGGTGCAGCCGGAGTAGGCCTCCGCCTCCTCGAAGATGGGTTGGACCTTGGCGTCCACCAGGCCCGGCTTGCGCTCGCTGGAGAGGTTGGCGAAGTAGCAGCCCTTGAACGCCGGGTCCTCGGGGCGCTCGACGTCGCCGTCGCGCAGCGGGTTCTTCAGCTTGCCGCGGCGGAGCAGGTCGACCACGTCGACCGCCTTGCCGTCGGCGTCCAGGCCGAAGGTGCCGCGGGCCACCGCGACGATGGCGTCCTGCAGCGGCTGCAGGCTGGCCTTCTCGGCCTTGGGCCAGACGAGGCAGATGCCGTACTTCTGCTTGGTGCCCGGCGGCGAGCCCTCCGGCGGGTCCCTCGGCTTGAAAATGAAGGCGTAGGTGCCGAGGGTGGGGCCGAGGGTGAGCTTCTTGACGGTCTTTGCCATTGTTTGTCTCCCTGTCAGTTTGACTGCTTGTACTGCGATTCCGGTTCTACTTCTCCAGCTCCCGGTTGTCAAACCGGCGACGGCGCCCACAGGTATAGTTTGTTCTTCACCGTGCGGTCCACCACCACCACCATAGTCACCCATTGACTGGCTCGAAGTCGCCCGCGATCGCCCTGCGGCGGTCCTCGGCGGGCGCGGCGACCGGCTCGCCCTGCGGCTTGGTCCACCACGGCTCGAGCTTCTCCGCCGGCACGAGCTTCTCCGCCTGGGCCGGCGTCATCAGCTTGGCCGGCGGGCGTGGCTCCCTGACGCCGAGGTCGCGCAGGAGCTGCTCGGCCACCTGCTCGTCGAGCCACTGGCGGTGCTTGGTCCCCCGCACGAGCTTCAACCCCGGCACGCTCTGGCCGAGCACCAGGAGCGCGGTGGCGTGCGCCCTCGCCGACTTGAGGCCCCGCTCGATCATCGGCGCGGCCCGCACCAGCTCGCCGAGCTGCTCGCGCGTCAGCCGCTGCGGGTCGAGGAACTCGCGGCGCGCCAGCTCCAGGCCGCGCCGCTGCAGCGCCGGGCACACCGCGGCGGCCCGGCAAAACTGGCAGCCCTCCTCGGTGGGCACCAGTGGGGCGTCGGGCGCCAGCGCCGCCCGCACCAGCGGGGCCAGGCGCGTCCGCGCGTCTTCGAGCTCGCGCGCCTCGAGCACGCACTCCTTCACCGGCGCGGCCGAGCGCGGCTGCAGCACCGCCAGGCGGTAGCGGTCGTGGGCCCAGCCGTAGAGGTTGGCCGCGCCGATCGCGTAGAGCAGGAGCTGCTCGTTGCGCTCCACCGGTACCTCGGCCTCGCCGAAGAGGTCGACGGGCTCCGCGCCGTCCCACTCCAGCTCCACCTCCCAGTGGCCGAACTTGGCGTCCGCGACCAGGAGCTCGCGCCCCGCCGGGTCGGACACCAGCACGTCCGCCGTGCCCCACAGGTCGTCGGGGCAGCCGAAGGCGCGGCCGACGTGGACGCGCTCCTCGGAGTAGAGGGTGGAGCTGGGGTGGTCCACGAGGTAGCCCCTGACCCACCGGGCCACCTGCGCGACGTGGTCGACCATCTCCTGGTCCACCTCGATCTCGACCGCTCGATCAGCCGCCTCGTCGACCACCGGCAGCCTGCTACCTGCGGCGATGCGATCACCGGTGCGCAGGGAGAAGGACAACATCGAGTGGCACGCCGTGCCCCGGTCGGCGTGCGCCCCGCCGGAGTCCACCACGGTGGCGGACAGGCGGACGCTGCCGGGGCAGACCGTCCACCGCGAGGCGGCGGACGGCTGCAGGATGGCGTGGGAGGCCCTCACCGGAGCACCTCGAGCAGGACATCGCGCAGCGCCTGCGCCAGCTTGTCGTCGCCAGCAAGGAACGCGGCGATCGCCTTCTCGCGGAGCGCATCCACCGCGCTCGTGCTCGCGATCGCCTTCGCCGGGCTCTTGCGCTTGCCCCCACTTCTGCATTTTGAGTGAGCGTCCGACTTGCAATCGGAGCGCATCGATTTGTCGCAAATAACGCAATTACGTTTCTCGGTTTCGGCCACGACGGACCTCCCTTGTGCGTGTGCGGCGGCCAGGTCTCGCCAGAATCGGCGGTCGCCAGCGCCGTCGGTGGAGTCGCCCCACACGTGCGACCAGCGCTTGCGGACGGTGTGCGGCTCGTCGCCACGAGCGAGCGCAGCGGCGATCACCTCGCGGCGCCACTCGGGCGTGTGCTCGTCGCCGCACTCGGTGCACAGCTCCCCGAGCGGCAAGATGGCGTGGGAGGCCGTCCCGATCACGCGGCGCACTCCCCGACGAACGCGGCGAGCTGCGGGAGCGGCACCTCGGAGAGGCGCGCGGCTTTGTACTTCGCCAGGAGCGCCACCCCGGCATCGCGCCCTTTGGCCTGCACAAGGCGCAGGAAGGCGGTCTTGGCCTGCTCGGGGGTGACATCAGTCACCGTGACAGGCGCAGGAGCAGCCGGCGTACCGGAAGCCCCAGCAGCAATCGCAGGGGCTGCGCTGGCCCCCTGCTGCGGCGGCGCCGAAACCACCTCGGGGGCCGCACTGGGGGCAGTGGAGTTCGCCGCGGACGAGGCGGCCGGAGCAGCGGGGGCAGCGCTCGGCGAGGAAGGGCCCGCGGCCTGGGGGGCCTCCTTGGGCGCGCGGGGCTTGGCCGGGGCCTTCGCCGCCAGCGTCACCAGCACCTCGGTGAGCAGCTTCTGCCCTTCGGCCTGCAGCTTCACCTGAGCCAGGATGTCGGTGAGCACCGAGAGCACGGAGTCGAAGTCGATGCTCGGGGTGCGGACGTTCCTGGCCTCCTCAAGGATGTCGTCCCGCTTGGCCAGCTCCTCCTGCAGCTCGCGCGTGCTCCACTCGTGCAGTGCCAGCTTCACCTCGGTCGTCGACCTGCTCACCTTCGTCATTTTTAAACTCCTCTCAAAGCCCGGGTAGAATTTCTGCATCTCGTTCACGGTGACACCGGCGCAGCCGCCAGCAGCTCGACCAGCTTGTCGGCCATCCTGCCCCACGCCGCCGCCTCCGCCGCCACCCGCGCCACCCGCGCCGCCTCCGCCTCCGCCTCCGCCTCCGCCGCCGCCGCCTCCGCCGCCGCCGCCGCCTCCTCCGCCGCCCGCGCCGCCCGCGCCGCCGCCACC